CTCATCCTCGCAGTCACTCGACTCGACAAGATGCACGAGCTCATCGCATCACTCGGAGCCGAGATCGTACGCCTCGAACGAATCGCCGCATCACCGACGCCCTACTAATGAACACAGAAAAGGAGGCCCCGATGCTCGACGACATCCTCAAAGAGGCCGACGCACTCGTACACGGACAACGAAACACCGCCTACGGACACCCGATCGACGACTACTCGAGAGTCGTAGACATCTTCCAGAACCTCTCCGGCATCCAGCTCAGCCCGGAAGACGGAGCGCTCTTCATGGTCGCAGTCAAACTCGCCCGCCTACGCCACAACTACGAAGCGGGCATCATCCACCGGGATTCACTCGTCGACGCAGCCGGCTACCTCTGGGTATTCGCCCAGATAGTCGAATCTCGAGGAAGGACGATTCGATGAGCAGCCCAGAGAAACAAAAAGGCGACCGCGCCGAACGAGCGTTCCTCGCATGGCTTCACGATCTCGGCTTCGAGAAAGCTCATCGCATCCGCGCAGGCTCCCCGGATGACATTGGCGACATCGAGCTAAGCCCGGACATCGTGCTCGAAGTCAAAGACCGCGCAAAGATCGACCTACCGGCATGGACAAGAAAACTCGGACTCCAAAAGGCGAACAAAGACGCCGCCCTCGGCGTGATCGTCATCAAGAAGAGAGGCTCCGCCGATCCGTGGGAATGGAGCTACGTCATCGACGCAGCGTCCCTCGTGAACGTCCTTATGACAAGAAAGTTTCTCAAAGAGAACCTATGATCCACGCTCCGAAGGCGGTAGACGTGACACTCTCCAGAGGCCACCTCGACCTATGTCGAGCAGAGGCCGACCGGTGGAGGGAACGAGCCGTCAACTACGGAGACAACTCCTACGACGAGAACGCCTTCTCCCGGGACGACGCGAACTACACCGGGGCGATCGGAGAACTCGCGACGTCATACTTCACCGACCTCCCGACGCACTTCGGGGAGCCTTACGTCCACGGAAGAGCCGATGTCGGACTCATCGAAGTAAGAACTCGCACCGTCGGAAAGCCTCCTATCCTGCGCGTCTACGAAAAAGACCCGCATCCGATTACCGTTCTCGCCACTATTTGCACACTTACCGACGACGGAGCCATTGTCCGGCTACACGGCTGGATTCTGACTCAGATCGCGTGGAGCTATGGCGAGAAGAAGGGCGAACACTGGAAGCGTGGCGTCGAGTATCACCTCGGCGAAAACTTTCTACGCCCCATGACTACACTCGTTCACGAGCACAAAAAAATGGAGGCCTTCTATGAGTTTCAGTCTGGATAACTACGTCACGGTAAACGAGCGTCTACGGCAGGCGCTAGAGAAGTTCCCGGAGCTTCGAGTCGCAGAACACCCGCCGAAGATCGTCGAAGCGGGCGGGCAGCTCTTCGTCGAAGTGCAGATGGTCGTCCGTCGCGATCCGAATGACCTCTGTCCGATGGTCGGCTTCATTTGGGAAGAGTTCCCCGGCAAGACGCCATACACGAAGGGAGCGGAGCAGCCGAACGCTGCGACAAGTTGCCTCGGGAGGATTCTCGGCTACATGGGATTCGGTATCTCGAAGTCGATCGCCACGCAGGACGACGTCGCACGACGCGAACCTCAGAAGACGTTCACGCCTCAGAAGCCCAAGATCGTCCCGGTGACGTATCCGGACGGCGGCCCGGTACCCGATCCGTTCACCGGGGAGCAGCAGATGCACGAAGAGTATCCTCCGGGCGATGTCACTAAACCGCAGATGGGCAAGATTCGAGCGCTCGGCAAAGGAATGAACGTCGCGACGACGAAAGGCCTCTGCGAACGTATCGCCCCGATCATCGGACGTAGCATCACGTCCCTCGACCAGCTCTCCAAGAAGGAAGCCGGCAAGGTAATCGAGTCGTGGCTCCCTCCGGTGATACCGGACGCAGCCGGGGAGATTCCCGACCCGCTCGACGAGGAACCGTTCTAATGACGACTTACATCTCAGGTAAAGAGGGACTAGAGAGCGCTCTAGAAACTCTTAGCTCGTTGCACGATCGACTCCTATTCCTTGCCGAATACGTCGAGGATAATCGCGACAGAGAAGGACTCGAAGGCGCGGCAGAATCTACCTATGAGGCGCTGCGACTAATCTCCGTGATACTAAATCCACCGAAGTAGTCATACGACAACTGAAGTACGCCGATCGCATCGGTGCTTCCCTCAAGCGTCTAGAGGGCGTAGGTGGAAGTCCTCGCCGGTTCATCGTCGGTAGTTCGCCCGTCAGATAGGCAGGGAACGTGCGCGTCCAGAAGTAGGCGCGTCTAGTGTGATTCGAGCGACAGTCGGACGGGTGGCGCCCGGGAGAGCTCTACCTACACGCAGACAGCAGTCCTCGAGCTTCCGTTCCGTACGAAGTGCAGCTCTGGAAGTGTTATCGAATCAGCTCATCTCACGGATCGCGTTATCTGAGCCGAACCCGTCGCACCTACCTTGCAACACGGATACGGCGCGAGCCTGCGGCGAAGCGCGACCGGGAGCGCGAGGGCAGGCGCCCTCGCATAGAATGAGCGTCTCCGAAGGAGTCGACAGTGAAGCGGAAGCACTCGCACTACGGCCACACGTGGCGCAAGATACGGACACAAGTCCTAGAGCGTGACGGGCATCGTTGCCTCGTCGGGATGGAAGGATGCACCGGAGCGGCCACTCAAGTCGATCACATTCAGCCGCTCGCGTTCGGAGGAGCACCATACGAACTCGGGAATCTTCGAGCCTCATGCGCCTCATGCAATAGCTCGAGGTCAAATAAACTCCGACGAAAGCCGAGCCGAGCATGGTGACCGAACGTCTCTTCACCGTCCCACAGCATGAGGAAACATCCGACGACTACTACACCTCGCCGACGTTATTCGCTAACCTCGGCCTGGAGTTTGACTTAGATGTCGCCGCGCCCCCGGGCGGAGTTTCGTGGATACCAGCGAAAAAGTTCTACACGATGGAAGACGACGGCCTATCGCAGGTGTGGGAGGGACGAGTCTGGATGAATCCACCATTCTCCGACGTAACGCCTTGGGTAGAGCGATTTATAGAGCACGGTAACGGGGTGGGCCTCGTTCCGATAGTCCGATCGAAATGGCTGACTACAGCATGGCGCCAACTCGATGGCTTTGGAATCTTAGAAAACCCTCACGACATGAAGTTCATTCGCAATGGAAAGCCGACGACAATCTGGTGCGCAACCGCGATAATCAGCATGGGAGCAGACAACGTAAAAGCAGCGAGAAGACTAGGGCCAACTCGATGAAGCGATGCCCGTGCGATGACATTCAGCGACCGACGTGCGAGACTGAGACAGACGATGACTAACCGTTTCTTCCCACAAGCCGTAAATCACCCCGACGCAGTCCCCGTCAGGTTCTCTCCGGTGTCAGAATCCCGGGCTTCGGATGTCTAAGTCAAATCCAGTCAAAGCCAAACGATCTGCGGCAAAGCCGCGCAAGGTTCGGGAGATTCCGGTCGAATCGGTGCGAATCCGGACAAATCGGGAAGCGGTCGAGGACGTCATCGAATGGCTCTACGCGAAGGACGCGCTCGGCAAAGTGGATTCGGCGACTGTCGCGATGGCTCGAACTATTGCAACTCGACTAGATGATCCGGACGACGCGAAGAACGCTCGTCTCTGGAAGGAATACCGGGAGACAGTCGCCCTACTTGTCAAGGCGGGAGAGGAGCGCCGGAATGAGTTCGACGATGTCCTCCGCGACCTCGAAGCCTCGTTACGCAACACGCCGACGAAGTGATCGCGAATCCTTCGGCGATCGCATCGCGTTAGTCGGTCGTGGCCTCGGGCTACCGCTCATGGCGTGGCAGGAAGAAGTCTCGAACGTCTTCGGTGAACGCCTCAACGGACGACCCGCCTACCGGGAGCTCGTGCTTACCGTGCCTCGACAGTCCGGGAAGACGACGCTCATCCTTGCGATCATGATTCACCGGGCGCTCTTCTATGGTGCTCCGCAGCGCATCGCATACACGGCACAGACTGGCCACGACGCCCGCCAGAAACTCCTCGACGACTTCGTCCCTATCCTCGAGCGTTCACCGTTCGCCGGACTCATCGACCGCGTCTATCGGGCGAACGGCGACGAGGCGATCATCTTCGGCAACGGCTCACGAATAGAAGTCCTACGAAACTCGATCTCCGCAGGCCACGGACGCACACTCGACCTCGCCATCATCGACGAAGCCTTCGCCGACGAAGACGACGTCAGAGAGCAAGCACTCCTCCCCACGATGGCCACAAAGAAAGACGCCCAGATACTCGTCGTATCCACCGCCGGCACCGAACGCTCCCTCTACCTCAAGCGGAAAGTCGATCAAGGACGAGCCGCATCCGAAGGCGACCCGGGCGAAGGAATCGCCTACTTCGAGTGGAGTGCCAGCGCCGACGACGACCCATTCGATCGGCAAGTCTGGAGGCGAGTCATGCCCGCGCTCGGACATACCGTCGAAGAGTCAGCCGTCGAACATGCGATGTCGACGATGACACTCAACGAGTTCCGGCGCTCCTATCTCAACGTCTGGAGCACCGTCTCCGAGCAGATGATCCCTCAGAAAGTGTGGGCGGCGTCATGCTCTCCGAAGATCGCGCCAGCCGGGACGCTCACGTTCTCCGTCGACGTAGCACTCGACCGATCGCGAGGCTCGATAGCGGTATGCGATCAGAACGGCAACATCGAACTCATCGAAAACAAAGAAGGCGTCGCATGGATTCAGCAACGCACCCTCGAGCTCTTCCGACGCTGGAAAGGTTCCGTCGTCGTCGACGGCTACGGCCCCGCCTCCTCATTCGTCGACCCGCTCAAGCAGCTCGGAGTCCCGATCAACATTTACCGAACCGCGGACGTCGTCGCAGCCTGCGCCCTCTTCTACGACGCCATCCTCGACAAGACGATCCACGTCAAGAGCGACGACCGCCTAGATAAAGCCGTCGCAGCCGCGACACGTCGAGCAGTCGGCCAACAGTGGCTATTCCAACGCAACACACCGGACGCCGACATCTCCCCTCTCTACGCCGCCTGCCTCGCATGGCACTACGCCACGACAAAGAGCAAGTCGACCGTCAAGGCTCGTTCCACCATCTACTAGACTCCTACCTCTCATGGCGATTCGTGACTTCTTCAGGCGTGAGAAACGCGCAACGTCCTTCGGCTTCACCTATCCGAACGTCTACGTCGACGAAGCCGGACGAATGGGACGAATGTTCCCCGACATCAACGCCGGAGTCATCGTCGACGAAACGTCGACGCTCAGCGTTCCTGGTATCTGGCGAGCCGTCACCCTCATCTCCGACGCGATCGGCGGACTCCCATTCCACGCCTACCGCGGCGAAGAGTACGTCGACCCGCAACCGAACCTCCTCATCAAGCCAGTCCCCACAGAGACACGAATCGAAACAGTCTCCGCGATGGTTGCCTCCCTCATCATTCACGGAAACTACGTCGCCATCCTCGGCGAACCCGGACTCAACGGATACCCCGACTCGATCTATCCCGTCGCAGTCCACCGGGTACACGTCCGCAAAGAAGACGGACGTCTCGTCTACCGGATCGAAGACCGCGACTACTCAGCCGACGAAGTGCTCCACATCAAAGGCTTCTCCATGCCCGGTGAGATGGTCGGATACGGAATCCTCTCAGCTCAACGCCAAGCCATCGGAGGAGCCGTCGCAGTCAACACCTACGCGCAAAGATACTTCGACGGCGGAGCACAGCCGACCGGCATCATCTACTCGGCGAACCCCGACCTCACGCAAGAAGAAGCCGATCAACTCAAGGCTCAATGGCTTCGACAGTACGGCGGAACGAAGCGCACTCCCGCAGTCCTCAACGAGTCGACGAAGTTTCAGCAGCTCTCCGACAACGCGAAAGACGCCCAGCTCCTCGAGACTCGTCAGTTCTCACTCACGGAGATCGCGAACATGATCGGCCTCCCCGCCTACTATCTCGGCGCCCCCAACTCGAGCCGCACGTATTCCAACGTCTCAGAGGAGAACCTTCAGCTCGTGCGCTGGAGCCTCCTCCCGTGGATTCAGAGAGTTGAATCGAAGTTCACGGAGTACCTACCGCGAGGACAGTTCGCGAAGATGAACATCGACGCACTCCTCCGCCCAGATACAAAGACCCGCTACGAAGCTCACAAGATCGCGCTCGACGCCGGCTTCCTCAGCGTCGACGAAGTGCGCGAGCTCGAGAACCGGGAACCGCTCGCCGAAGAAGAGAGCATCGACCCCGACCCGGTGCCAGCCGAGATCGTCTCAACTCCACTCGAAGAAGACGAAGGACTAGAATCTGAGGACGATGGAGACTAGAAACTACGACGCCTCACTCGAACTACGAGCCGAAGGCGACGGAAGAACCGTCGTCGGAATCGCAGTCCCCTACGACGTCGAGCAACGCATCTCGGCAGGCCTCGTAGAAGTCTTCCGAAAAGGCGTCTTCCGTGACGTCACCCGCGCCGCCAACCGCGTAAAACTTCTCTTCCAACACAAGACCGACGCACCGATCGGACGAGCAGTCATGCTCGAAGAACGAGACGGCGGACTCTATGGAGAGTTCCGAATCTCAAAGACCGAAGCCGGAGACGAAGCGCTCGAGCTCATCCGGGACGGAGTGCTCACGAACCTCTCCGTCGGATTCCAACCGCTCAAAGATGAGAAACGCAACGGAGTAGTGAACCGGATCAAGGCTCACCTCGCCGAAGTCTCCCTCGTCACATTCGGCGCCTACGGAGACGCCGCGAACATCGTCGCAGTACGCCAAGAGATAGAGAAACCTAACCTCGCCTCCATCGAAGCGATCGTCGCGAAGGTTCGCAAGTGATCTCAAAGAGCTACTCGATCACGAGCACCCGACAGATCGTCGTCGCAGCAGACGACAAACCGCGCGACGTCTACCTGCAAATCGTCGGCAACTCGACTGTCTACGTCGGCGGCTCAGACGTCACCTCATCACTCGGCGTACCCTACGAAAAACACTCCTCGCCGCATACCGTCTTCCTTCCAACGAACGAAACGATCTACGCAGTGTGCGCCGATGGCGTCACGGAGACGCTCCGAGTTCTCACTCCCGACCTTGACTAGCGCCTATGCCGTGGCACATCGAGACGAATAACAGTCAGTGCGCCTCCGGCTATGCAGTCGTAAAAGATGACGACGGATCCGTCGAAGGATGCCATCGCACTCGACGCGAAGCACTCGCACAACTCGCCGCCCTCAACATCGCCGAAGCAGAACGCGGCTCCGAAGAACGGCAGGAAGGCTACGCTCCGAACGATGGCATGATCGCCGAAGCTCGACGCGGCCTCGACTGGCGTCAAACATACGGACGCGGAGGAACCGAAGTCGGAGTCGCCCGAGCTCGAGACATCATCAACCGAAAAAACCTCTCAAGGACGACCGTCGGACGAATGGCGTCCTACTTCGCACGTCACGAGATTGACAAAGAGGGCCAAGGCTTCCGTCCCGGCGAACCCGGCTATCCATCAGCCGGTCGGATCGCGTGGGCGCTATGGGGCGGCGACCCCGGCAAAGCGTGGGCGAACGCCATCCTCCGAGAGTTCCGCACGTTGACGAACCCGACAGACGTCCGCTAGTCTCTACTCAACCGCACCCTCGGCCACGAAGAGCGCACCTCCCGCAAGGGACACCCGCCACGGTGAGCAGCGAGCACCCGGAGAGCAACATCAGCAACCATTCCCACAAAAGGACTCCAACCGTGAACTCATTCCTCAGCCGCCTCCACGAGCAGCGCTCGCAGAAGGCCGA